ACCCTATCTGATATTGGAGTTACGTCTTTGCCAGTAGGACAACTACTTGCTTCAAATGGTCAATTATCTATTTTTGACGATGACCAAGCCTTTAATGATCAAAATACATCTAGCATTATTGCAGACTACATTAGAAAAAATATTAAGTTTACTTTTTATGAGATTGTCCTTGATGTTGAAGGGTTTGACTATTATGTTCCAATTAAAACATTATACTCTGAAGGGTTCCCGCAGGCAGACATAACCGCTGGAACACTTTCAATAGAACTTAGAGATTTCTTTTTCTTTTTAGAATCTATGCCAGCCCCAAGATTATTAACAACAGAGGCTTCTTTAAGTTACGCAATTTCTACAATGCTTGATTATGTTGGTTTTAGTAATTATGTTTTTAGAAGGGTTACAGGAGAATCTGAACCAGTTATACCGTTTTTCTTTATTGCTCCAGATCAAAACGTTGCACAGGTATTAAATCAATTAGCACTTGCTACACAAACAGCAATGTTTTTTGATGAATATAACAATTTTATTGTAATGAGTAAAGATTATTTAATGCCAACAGAAGACCAAAGAGAAACAACTTTTGTAGTGTCTGGCTCTACAAACCAAACAGATAGTGGTGTTATTGAAAATGCAACATCTGGAAATTTACCAAATATTATTTCTATAGCATCACAAGATAATAAAATATATAATGATGGAAAAATTAACTATACAACAAGATACATTCAAAGATCTTATGGTTCAATTAAACAATCTAGCATGATTGATAAAGATAAAACTTGGATATATAAGCCGTCTTTGCTTTGGGAAGTATCTGGAACAGAAACTACAAAAACTATAAATGAGAGGGCATCTCAACAGAGCAAGTATGTATTGGGCGCTATGCCTTTAAACTCTGATCTTACAGCATCGCCACCAATAGTTGTTAATCATTTAATGACAAATAATTTACTTGACCTTGGAGAAAATATTTATTGGCTTACAAGATATCAAGGATACTTTTATTCTAACGGAGAAATAATTAAATATGATGCTGTTGAGTTCAACATAACTGGAACTGGTAATGTTTTTATTAGTAGTAATCAAGAATATCAAAGTTATTTTTCATCCCTGCCATTTAATGGAAAAATATATCCAACTGGAATAGTTCGAATTTATTCAACACCATATTATGAAACAGTTGATGGTATTACAAGACTACAAAATGGGGCGGTAGTAGATCATGGTCGTGCACAATTTGGAACAACAATTGCCTCCCACACAGCGGGTATTGACACTTACTGGTCTAACAGTGAAAATGTTCGTGGAGTAGACATGCAAACACAGTATTTATTCACAACTCAACTAGATGAAGATGTAACTTATCCATCAACCACAACGGGTGCAGCAGGAGTAAATAATACTTTAGCAAAACAAACTACTCGTAATGGTATTATTAAAAACTTTATGTCAACAAGTTACTTAACAGAAACACAAGTAAATGATATTAAATCAACTCAGTCAGGCACAATTCAGTCATCTGCTCTTGTTATGAACGGACCGTCTTTTAAAACTACAGAAAATCCATTAGGATTTGTTTCTTACGTTTATAAAAATTTAAATAGCGCATATAAACATTTTGGAACTAGAATGAGAATAGTTGGTAAAATAGAAAATAATGAGGTTAGAACTCAAACGCCAATTGGCAGTACAACATATTTTTCTGTTTCTGGAACCCAACCAGATCAGACTGTAAGTATTGGTGGTGGCTCTGGAGGTCTTGCAGTATTGCTTAATCCAGAAACAAACAATGGATATTATTTTGAAATGGTTGCATTAACTGAAGACAACATTAATTCATATTTAAAATTTGATACAAAAGGAAATGCAGAAAAATCTATTAACAATATATTATTTTATAAAATTAAAAAAGAATCAGCAAATACAAATGCTATTCCAATTAAACTTTGGGGAGGCCTTTCAAAGGTTATTGTTGATGATGGAAGGTTTACTGGACAATACAGAATGTCTGGAGAAGAAAACCCAACGGTTTATGATCTGTCTGTAGAGTATCAAGATGTTGGTAAAATAAGAAGATTTTATTTATACATTAATAATAAATTGATTAAGGTTGTTGACGACACAGATCCACTTCCAATTTATAACAATATGGCATTATTTACTCGTGGTTCATCTAGGGTTATGTTTGAAAATATTTATGCTTTATCAGAAAACTATTCTCAAAACACCGTTTTTACAGTAGAAGAAACACTTGCCTCAGCACTATCAGATAGTAAAATTAATGCCAATGAATCTTTTAGAAAATATGCAATGAGCGGTGTAGTACAGTCAACACATCTTTCTGGAATAAGCGCACAAGAACCTCCTAAATACAATCTATATTTTGAGGAGTTTGGCTCTATTATGCGTGAGTGTGCTTATTTTGATGTTAAATATGATCGTGCATACCCTGCTCTTTATGCTCAACTTTCTCCAACATTCAATAGAATTAAAGGATATACAACATCTGGATTTATAGCAGATTCATATGGAGCAGAGTTTTTAATATTTAATGCTACAGATACTGCTTTAAGTTTAGACGAAACAACAGGAAATTATCTAAGAATTCAAGGAGTAACATTTACTCAAGATACAACGCATGAATTAACAGTTGATGAATATTTTAAAAAGCGTGGTAATTTGTCTGATCCAGAATTTCAAGGAAACTCATTAATATTTTCACCACTTGTAGAAAAAGTAAAGTATGATGAAATTAGACAAAGCAGAATGATATACGGAAAAAATGAATTTTCTATTGACAGTATATATATTCAAACAGATGATGATGCTCAATCTTTAATGGGTTGGATTATTGATAGGGTTATGCACCCTAGGAAATCAATAGGTATAAATTTATTTTCAATTCCAACATTACAACTTGGAGATATTGTAACTGTTGACTACAAAGATTCTTCGGGGTTAGATCTTGTAACGCCAGACTCCAGTAGGTTTGTAGTATATAACATAGATTATTCTAGAAGCAATAGCGGTCCAAGCATGACTGCTTATTTAAGCGAGGTGTAAAATGGCAAAAAGAAAAATGTCTGCAGAAGAAAAGGCAGTTAGAGAAGCCTTGGCAGCAGTTCAGGCAGATACTGGAGTTCAAAGGGCTCAAGAAATTTTAGGGGTTGACACAACAACAAGGTCTTATCAAGATTTTCAAGTAGCAGGTGCTTCATTAGAGGCAATTAGTGCAAGGCCAGGATCAACACCGCAACAGATTCAAAATGCTTTAAATGCCTATGAAACTGCATATCAAAAACAAGTGGCGTCACCAACAAATGCAGGCGTTGGAGTAGGAGTTGGTGTTGATGCTACACCAACTGGTGGTAATAATTCTGAAGGTTATAGTGGAATAGATCCAACTCCAACACCAAACCCTACACCTGCAACACCAGCAACAATAGCAGCAATAGTTGTAGCCCCACCCCCACCTCCAGTTAAAACGGCACCTATAGATACAGTTTTGTTTGATGATGAGGCAGTAGATATTGATGTAATGACAGACCTAATATTTGAAAATATTGGAGGGCACGAATTAATAAATATAGCACGCAACGATATTGTTAATGGACAACAAGTTTCTTATCAGCCAATTAAAAACCTTTCGTCAATTCAACAACAATATAACCCAAATAACATTCTTAGCCTTCAGTCTACTTCAGATAAATATTTTGCAAATTTTGCTATTAAACTTGAAAATAAGGTTCCAGATCCAGGAACTGGTCCTAACGGAGCATATGTTTATTTAGATAATACTACAGGAGATATGGTTGTTGAGGCTATTAATCTTGAGACTGATGAACAAATTCAGATAGAAATAACCACAAGTGGTACAATATATGAAGCGGAATTTGGAGAAGTAACCTCTTGATAACTAACACTGGCAAGACCATTATTGGTAAGTATATGCTTGGTCAGGCCCCTGCATATGCGTCTTTTTTGGCTGTTGGTTGTGGTCCTACCCCGCTAGAGACTGGCGACGTAGCAGATGATTTTGCAACAAAAGAAAACCTTGATTTTGAAATGTTTCGTGTACCAATCTCATCTAGAGGGTTTGTAAATGAAAACGGTATAAATAAAATTGTTCTAACAGCAGAATTACCAACAGAAGAAAGATATGAAATATCAGAGGTAGGTTTATATTCTGCAGGAGCAAATCCATCTGCTGGAGCATATGACAGTAAAACCGTGTTTGCTTTTACCGATGGAGAAAATTGGCAGTATCAAACAGGAGCATCAGCAACTGCTATTGATACAGTTACCGCCCCATTAGATGATCCAGGTGATGATAACGTTATTGCTGTTGCAGATACCGTTTTTCAAACAAATGCAGATAATTCTATTTTTTATAAAGCATCTCGTGCAAACAGATACGAAAGATGTAGATTTTTAAATAACATAATTTTAATTAGAGGAGATGAAGCAGATCTCACTATAAGTACTGAAAGTGATGAGACCCTTGATCACTTTGTAATTGAGGACGGATCAAATTATATTCGTTTAACTGGAGCAAGTGTAGATTTTACCAGAAACTCCCCAATTGATGAACTTAGACTAGCATTTTCAATAGTAAGTAAAACTGGTAACTCTTCTGCAATTCCAGAAATAGTTAGAATATTGGTTGAGTTTTCTTCAACAGATGGCGGCGAGTTTGCAAGGTTTGAGGCAGAAATAGAACACGGAAGTTCTGGAAATTTAGACAATGCAATTGCAGACTTTGAAACAAATAGATATTTTGTGGTTTCAAAACAATTACAGGACCTGTATACTACTTCAGGATTTACTTGGGATTTGGTAACTATAGTTAAAATTTATGCGTGTGTCATTACAGATGAAAGTGGAGAGTTTGATGTTCCTTCTGACAATTATTATATTGCTTTAGACGCTATGCGATTAGAAAATATTGCAACGACAAATCCGCTTTATGGATTAACAGGATACTCAGTTATTAAAAATGACAATGCTGAAACTATTATTAAGTCTCCTAATACTAGTAACTATGTTGAATTCAGATTTTCAATTGGTGTAACATAATGGCTGTTAAAAAAGCAATTATTACAAAAGGTCAACTACCTCCGATAAATGCTGACAGCGGAGCATATGTTGTAAGATATAGAATTATTTCTGAAGATAAAAACAGAACTTCTCAGTGGTCTCCAACATTTGTTACTAATGCCGTTCCAATTTCTACCGTAACTGGAGCAGTGCAGGTTTCAACATCAATTATTAGCGCAGTTTGGGGAGATGAATTAAATAGACCAAAATATGATGTTTTTGTTGGGGTTGATGGGGCTACGCCAACTTATCATGGTACTACACCAATTCATTCATATCAATTTATTAAAACTGGAACAACCAATGTCCGTGTAATTGTTCAAGTAGAGTCGTCTTCAAAGACAATAAACGATAATCTTGATATATACAACTCTGGCTTAGTTTCTTTGGTATAATTAAATAGGAGGAATAAATGGCAAAAGTACCGTTACCAGAACGAGGGCAACCTTTAGATGTTCCATATATTTATAAATTAGTTGATACAGTAAATCAATTATCTACTGAAATATCTTCAGCAACATTTAACTATGCAACAATTGATACAAGAACTGCTGGAAAACAAAGTGCAAAAACTTCAGAAACAAGAATAGTTGGAGGCTATGTTCCAGTAGT